ATGGGATTTTACCGAGATGAGGATGATATGCAAGATTTTGTGGTCATTGGTTCATTATTTGGGAAACCGACCAAGTATTATAAGTCTGCATTGGGTTCTGAGGATGAAAAAGCAGTACTGAGAAGTCCAGAACATGGATTTAATGACCCTAGACTGAATGAAATTAGTGATTATAAGGAAACTAATGATGGTCAGAAGATGGGTAATAAGAATAATGGAAGAAATTGGAGTTATTCTTCCTCTCTAGAACTATCTCCGAGAAGACCAGATGAAATTAAATTTAATATTGATGGTTCTGGTACTGAAATTGTGCAACCAGACAAGGGAGTAAACTATCCCAAAGAAGATTATACTAAAATAAAACATTCCGATATTAATATGGCTGCAGTAGATAAGAATGCTTATCCGAATAATATGATTGAACTGCAAGAAGGTGAAACAGTTAAAGAAGGTATCGACTCAGCAGGTAAGAAAATGACTCGTATATCACAAGTCAATCCTCAATATCCATTTAATCATGTCTGGGAATCCGAATCTGGTCATGTACTAGAGATGGATGACACCCCTAATTCCGAAAGATTACATATGTACCATAGGTCTGGGACTCGTTTGGAAATATTACCAGATGGGACTCAAACCATGAAGGTCGTAAATAATAATTACGAGATAACATTAAAAGATAAAAAAATATTAATTGGTGGTAGTGCAGATATAGAACTTATGAATGGTGATTATAATATAGTTACCAGAAAACAAGGTGATGATGGTGGTAATGTTTTTATTACATGTGACTCCGATATTAGTTTAACAGCAAAAGGTGCAATTAAATTAAAAGGTAAAGTATCTATTAATGGTACAAAATATGATGATTAAATATTATGACCGAAGAAAATAATACTGCTGTTGCAACTGTCCCTTGTCCACAAGTTATTATTCCAAGTGCAGATGACTTAGAAGAAGCAATAATATCTATAATAACTAACTATGGTGCAGAAGTACTTGAACCCATAGAAGAAATATTAGGTGCATTTCCATTATCTTTTACATGGCCATCTGATTTAGATATTCCAGAATTAGAATGGGAAGCAAAGATACAAGCAATCATAGAGGAATTTAAATTATATCCTATTGTCAAGATTGCAGAATTCTTAGGAGTCCCATTAACAGTTGTCGTTCCACCCTTTGGTTTAGAAGTAGATTGTAAAAAACTATTCGAAGACCCAGAGTATAAAAATGAACTTCTTAAACAATTAAAAGAAGAAATAGGTATTGACAAAATAGAAAAACTCATGTCAGAGTTTAGTGCAGAAAATTGGAATGGTGAGTTTGGTATTGACATCCCAGATATTCAATTACAGAAAGCATGGAAGGAAATGATTGAGGAACTCCAGAAGTTAATGCAAGGTGGTTTCTTAAAGAAGATTGCAGACCTACTAGAGAAAGAACCATTAGAGACTATTATAAAATCTCTACCAGACCCTATAGGATTCTTTTTAGAATTAATTAAGTCAATTCCTAATGGTGGATTTGAGTTTGATTCAGAAGCACTATTTAAAAAACTTAGAGAAGAAGCTGAAGAGGCAGGTGTTGAACTTAGAGATTATTTACTAGATACAGAAATACCTTTTGTATCCGAAGTTCCATCTATACTAGGTCTAGATGATATCTTACCGAAGACTCTAGGTGATTTAATTAATTTAGATATTAAAGATAAACAAATAGATTTTCCTAGATGGGATGAACAAAAACTATTTGAACGATTTAAAACTTTTATAAAAGACTTACCTCAAATATTGATTGAAGCATGTCTTGAGAAACTTACAGAACTTATTAAGTTCTTTATACCACCAGAAATACCGATACCATTTACTCTATGTACATTCCTATCAGTAATTGGTTTCCCAAAAGAGATATCAGTTGAGAATCTAGTGTTAGATGGTGCATAAATACTACTATGAGTAATAACTATCTAAAAAATCAAAACAAGATTACTGCAAGAAGGTGGTACACTGATATCGATTTAAATATCACACCACATCCTTCTTCTGGTGACTTGGTTTTGAAACAAGATAAAGATGCAGTTAAAAGGTCAATAAGAAATATAATGTTGACCAACCATTACGAAAGACCATTCAAACCAAACTTTGGTGCAAACTTAAGAAGTCTTTTATTTGAACTTGCAGATGATATTACTAAAATGGAAATAAGACAGCAAATAGTTGAAGCACTTCAAAATTTCGAACCAAGAGTTGCAGTTGATAATATTTATTTGACACAAGATAGAGCAAACAGATTACACATCAATTTACACTATGGTGTTAGAGGTGTTAAAGAACCACAAGAATTAGAAGTTATATTACAGAGAGTAAGATAAAATGGCCACAGTAAAAAGTTCACAAGTCAATATTACCGATTTAGATTTCGATGATATTGCATCTAATCTAAAAGAATATCTTAAGGGTCAATCGACTCTTAAAGACTACAATTTCGAAGGTAGTAATATTAGTATATTGATTGACCTTCTTGCATACAGTTCACATGTATCAGCATTCAATGCAAACATGGTTGCATCTGAATTGTTTTTGGATACTGCACAAATAAGAAAGAACATTGTTTCTCGTGCAAAAGAAATTGGTTATACTCCGACTAGTGCAACTGCCTCAATGGCAAAGATTGACCTACAGGTAAACAATCCTTTGATTGGTGGTGAGACTCCTACATCTTTAACTCTTAATAGAGGACATAAATTTAAAACAGTTTATGATGGTGTATCTTATCCATATGTTTTATTAGAAACAAAAACAATAAGTCCAATCAATGATGTATTTAAATTTGAAGGTCTTGAATTGTATCAAGGAACAATGAACTCTGATATCTTTGCTTACAATGGACAAATACAAAACCAAAGATTTCCATTAACAGAAGAGTTAGTTGATACATCATCTATCACAGTTACAGTACAATCAACAGGTGGTTCATCCTCTGCATGGTCACAGGCAACTGATATTAGTTCAGTAGATAAAGACAGTACAGTATGGTATGTACAGGAAAATGACCAAGGCCAATTTGAAGTATACTTTGGTGATGGTGTTATTAGTGCAGAACCTTTAGATGGTGACAACATAACAATTTCATACCTAGTAACAAACGAACAACATACAGAAGATGCAACTATATTTTCAATGACAGATAACATAGGTGGAAACTCCGATGTTACACTTATAACTACACATGCTTCTTCTGGTGGTAAAGATAAAGAAGGTGTTGAATCAATTAGATTTGCAGCTTCTAAATTCTATACCTCACAAAATAGATTAGTCACAGTAGATGACTACAAATCTAAACTACAAACTTTATATCCAGGCGCAGATTCAATATCAGTCTGGGGTGGTGAAGACAACAACCCACCACAATATGGAAAGATATTTATTTCAATTAAACCATCTCAGAATGTAAATAAATTAACAACATCTGAAAAGATTTTGTTAAAAGATAAAATGAGAAAATTGAATATGTTAACAGTCAGACCAGAGATTGTTGATGCACAGATAATTGACATTATAGTTAATACTGTATTTAAATACAATCCTCGTGCAACAACTAAAACTGTGTCTGAATTAGAAACACTTGTAAGAGCTGCAATCATTACACATGACAGTACTTACCTTAGTGGGTTTGACAGTATCTTTAGGCACTCAGTTCTAACATCAGATATAGACAGTGCAGAATCTTCGATTCTTTCGAATATAACAACTGTTAAACTTAGAAAAACAATTACCCCAACTCTTGGTCAATCTTTAGGATATACTGTAGAGTTTGGAGATGGTAATTCATTCTACAGTCCTCATATTGGACACAACAAACATGGTGGTGGTATAACTACCACAACAGGATTTAAAGTATCTGGGTATACAGATACATACTACTTTGATGATGATGGAGAAGGTAATCTCCGAAGATATTCATTAAGTGGTTCAACAAGAGTTTACGCCGATAGTCAAGCAGGAATAGTTGACTATACAAATGGTAAAATAACTGTAAATGGAATAAACATAATTGAAACATCTAATACAGATGGTTCAATATTCTTTACAGTAATTCCGAATTCATATGACAGTGTTGCATATAGAAGTAATCTTCTAGACATCAATACTTCATTGATAAGTGTGACTGGTGCAACAGACACCATCGCATCTGGTGATACGAGTGCTGGGGTGGGATATACATCCTCATCTAGTTACTCCTAAACTATGATTCATGTATATGCATGAAGTAGAATTCCCACAATTATGTGGGTTTATAATAATGCTAAATTTAAGAGGAAACTAAAATGGCAGATAAAAAAGTAACAGCCCTAACAGACTTGGGTACAGGTATAGCAGGTGAAGACTTGCTACATGTTATTGATGACCCTTCTGGAACTCCAGTAAACAAAAAGGTGTCAGTCAGTAATGTAATTAACAACCTTCCAGACTACATTGGATTTGCACAAGCAATGGAAACAGTGTCGTTCTCTGGAAGTGCTATAACAGCAACAGCAGGTGTGTGGGGTCACTCAATTACTTCGCATTCTTCTGGTACATCAACTCTTGCATTACCAAATGGTTCTACAGGACAAATTAAATATTTTGTTCTTGCCAATGATGGTGGTGCTGATGTTGACATCGACCCTTCTGGTACATTAAGTGGTGGAACTAAGGTAACACTTAGTGCTACTGGTGAATCAGTAGTCATGATGTATAGTGGTACTGCATGGTTCGTTATAGGCGGACATGGGTTTGTTGTTTCATAAGGATAATTAATAATGCCGATTCTCAACGATAGGATAGTAGACCAAATTGATGAACTCTTACCAGAGTATATCAATGAAGAGGGACAAGGACTCAAAAGGTTCATGTCTGCATACTTTGACTTTCTTGAGAAAGGCATCCTTATACACAAACAAGGAACAGACCTTGATACAATAGGTTTAGAAGATGGGGAAGGTGCAATCTTACAAGAGAATGCAACCTTCTCTCCTTCTCCTATTTCTAGTGCAAAGATTCTAAAAGAACAGTTAGGTATAGGTGAAGGTTCAGCTACACAAACTGGTTCTTGGGAAATAGGTGAATATGTAGTTGGTTCAACATCTGGTGCAACTGCAAGAATCGATGTTATTGGAAACACATCCAATAAACTATACATCGAAGTATTTACTGAGGCACAATTTTTACCAGATGAAACAATCGTTGGTCAGAATAGTGGATACACTGCAAAGGTTGATTCCTTTGAAGGTGGTGCATTGTTCGCTGCAAACAATCTGTTAGACTATGCAGATGTAGATAAGACAACAGGGGACTTTTTGGAATACTTCCGAAAAGACTTCATGCCTTCGATTGACACAAAAATAATTGCAGATAAAAGATTACTTGCAAAACATATTAATAACATCTACCTAGCAAAAGGTAGTATGGCATCATACGATTTCTTATTTAGAATTCTGTATGGTGAAGACATAACAATCGTATATCCTAGAGATAATATGATTGCACCATCTCAATCCAAATGGCTTGAGTATACAGTCATACATTTACATTCTACAAAAAACCTACTAGACTATTCACAAGGAAAAGTAGTTAAGAAAGATAATGAAGGAACAGTAGTAACTGAAATACAAGCAGATACAATTAGTAGAGTTCAAGCATCTGGTGAAGGTGAGAATGTTTATAGAATCACTATTATGGAGCCATATACAGGTTCATTAAATATTGGTGATACAGTAGAATTACAATCAAGATACAGTAGTTTAAAATTTCATAATGCAACTGTTAGAGGTATCGTATCAAATTTAGATGCGACCGATGGTAATGTTCTTCTAACACTTGAGTCTGAAACAGGAACAGGATTTGTTTCATCAGAATCAGATAATACAGAAGCATTTCAAATCGAAGCAGAAGAAACAGGAAGTATACTTCTTCTGGAAGAAGGAACACAATCAGACAATAGTCTAAATGAAGTTCATGGAAAAACTCCAATATTAGTTTTAGAGACAGTAAACACCACAAGTACAACAGCAGTAATTGGTGGTTCAATGAAATCCGAAGAAGTATCAAGAGGTTCATTATATTCTCCATCTGATAATGTTCCAATCAATTTACCACAATCAGAACTTGGTGTTGGTAAAGTTGCAAAAGCATTAGTTGGTACTGTTGAAGATGGTAAGGTAGAAAAAGTAATAGTAGACCCATCAAACACAGGACAAGGTTATGATGATGGAGACCTAGTTGTATTTGATAACAGGGATTCTGGTGGTACACTTGCACGAGGTATAATAACATCTGTTTCTGGAGATATTCTTTTAGAAAGTGGAACTACATTTGGTTCATTCGAATTTGTTGCAACTGCTGGTCAAACTACATTTAGTGGAAGAGATAAACATAATGAACTTTTAGTTTATGACCCAGAAAAAGTTATGGTCAGAGTTAAGAGAACAAACCAATCTCAAAGTATTGCAGCTCAAGGTGGTAATGTTACCTTTACAAATTTTGAAGAAGTAAGAGGAAGTGCCAATGTTGGTCTCAATGGAAACTCTATAGTATTCACAGGAACTTATGCAAACGCTTCTCATGCAAATTATGTTGGTGCAGCTGGTACTATCATCGAAGTGTTTGCACAACCAGAAGAAACAACTTTAATTTTAGAAGATGGATTACAATCAACTGGTGAAGATAAAATTCTTTATGACCAATCTGGTGCAAACCCAACTGGTGCAATCTCAAGAGTTAGAGTTACAACAAGTGGAGTTGGGTATACTAAACTTCCAAAAGCATATCCAGGCGGAGAAGTATTCTATAGTGAAGACTTAGATTATGTTTCAACAATTGAAAAAGCAAATTTTGCAATAGGAGAAACAGTTACATCTGGAACTACAACTGGTGTTCTGGTTGACCATGACAAAGGTGCAAAGAAACTTATCATAGGTAAACTACAAACTACAACTGATACTACAACATTTGGTGTAAGTGATACAATCACAGGTAGTTCTTCTGGTACAACTTGTACAGTAGTCCAGAACAGTTTCACAACAGGAAAAGGTGCAAAATTATTAGCATATGGTAAGTCTATTGGAACTGTAGGAGAACTTAGAATAATAGATGAAGGAAACCATTTCGATAAATCAAATGGTATAACAAACTTCACAAACCATTTTATAATTGGTAGACAATCTGCACAACCAGTTCTTAACACTACTGTAACAGGAGATGTTAGTGGTGCAATTGGTACAGTTGTAAATATTGATGGTGACAGAAATATTCTATCAATAAATTTAACAAGTGGTGTTTATAGAATAGGAGAACAATGTACTGCATCCGATGGAAAGACTTTTCAGATATTAGAAGGTAATCCAGCAACAGCAAGTGCAAAACAAAATACTATTGCAAAGATTGATGGAAACTATACAAGTGATATAGGTTTCCCTTCTGTAACATCACAAAGAATACAAGATTCAAAATTCTATCAAGACTTTTCATATGTAATTAAGGTTGGACAAAGTATTAACAAATATCGTTCAGTCGTTCAACAGTTATTAAATCCAGCTGGAACAATCTTCTTTGGTGAAGTTGCAATTACAAACAACCTTGATGGTAGTGCAGAAACATATAGAAGTGGTTCTAAGACAGAAGGATTTGATGGAGATAGAATTACAAGGTCATTTGTACCAACACTTTATATTGGTTCTAAGATTGACCCAGCAAAAATTATTTTAGAAGAAGGAACAGTTGCATCTGGAGAAGAAGATGTATTCTATGCAGAAGAACAAAATATAATTTTAGAATCTGGAGAAGGTGTTGCAGTTACAGAAAGATTCCTTGCAGATGATAAAATAAAACTAACACTAAACAATGGTGGAATGTCTCCAGCAGGTTCAACTGCATTTACAGTTGGTGAAACAGTAACACAGAACTTATTCAAGACTGCAAGTGGAGATATTGCAACAATTAAAGGTAGAGTAGTATCAATAGATGGTAACGATTTAATCGTTGACCAGATTAGACCAGATAATACTGCAATCAAACAATTTACAGTAGAAGGAAAACGAGGTGGTGTCTGGGGACTATTCTTACCTACAGGTGCATTATGGAAAACAAATCAATCTGATACTACAGTAGAATATGTGCATGGTGTTATTGGAGAAACCTCTGGTGTTAAATCACATGTTGCAACAGTAGTAAACAACAGTACTAAAACAGACCAAGGCTCTGGACAAGCATTTATTATTGGAGAGGATATTACAGAATCCGATGTTGGATTATACGATAGAATTATTCGTGCAAATGTAACTGCACATGGACATAAGGTAGAAAAAGAAATAGAGATATATCCTCATTATGCACATCACAGATTATATTATACTACATTGAATAATGCTTTGTCAATAGGACAAACAATTAAAAACAATGGTAAGTTAGGTCGTGTCATGGAACACGATACAGTCAATAAGTTTATTATTGTCTGGTCTGGGTCAGATTCATTTGGTGCAAACTTAGGAAGTTTCAGTACAGGTGTAGTAACAAACGAAGCAGGAAATACAACACACTTTACTGCAACAGTAGTAGAAGAACATCATGTACATGAAAGAATAGTAGATTTCTCTAATGGACATTATACCACAGTTTCTACTCCAAGTCGACCATCAACAAGTGTTGATACAAATGCATTTGCTCATAAAACTTCTGAGTATTACGAAGGTGCAAACAGACAGCACAGAAAGAACATCACAATTCTACAAACCTTTGCAACTGCAAATACAAGGTCTGGTAGAACATTAACGATTGTTCCAGATATCAATGAATCTGTAAATCAACATGGTAAAAGAGGAAGTGGTGCAACAACTGCTATAGTACAAACAGGTGGATTGGATTGGGGTGAATCAACTAAGAATGCTGGTAGGGATTCTATAATCAATAACCTTGCAGTAGGAAATAGTAATCATCTTGTTCCATCCGATGCAAAACGAATTAACTCAGTTGCAAATGTTGATGAGGAATATATTGTAACAGAAGATGGTTCATATCTTATAGAAGAAATAGACAATGGGTTCTTAATGATAGAACCAGAGGCTGCAGAAAACATTTATACAACAGATGGTAAATACTATACTGGTATTCTTTGGACTGTAGACCCAACAGAAGAAATCACATTAGAGAGTGGTACTAATGGTGATAGACTTGCATTAGAAGATGCAACAGATATAGAAACACACGAAAGATTTGTGACTGAAAGGTCATTTAACTTGGGTTCATACTTTATGAAATCCGAAGTACAAGATACACTTGTATATGAGGATGGTACAAGGATAGTCCAAGAAAATGCAATATCATTTGGTGAACCAGTCGAAAGACTTGGCCCAACACTAGGTGACCTTGCAAAAATAGGTTTCTCTCAATCACTTGAGATTGAAGATAGACTTAGATTAGAATCTGGAAATGCAGTTGGAACAACTCCAACTTCAAGTAACGGCTGGGATAAGGGTGATTTAATCCTTATGGAAAATGGTGTTCCACATGGACATTCAAATTACGATGGTTCAGTTGGTGGAAGGATTCTACATGAAGCACCTTATGAAGGTGTTAAAATTAGTGATATAAGTACTTTATATCCAAATAATAGTATTTCTGATTTACAGGAACATAGTGGAAGAACAATGATATTAAATTATCCTGCTTCTGTACAATCTGGTGTATAAATACATATAAATACTTAATAGAAAATATTTTTTAACTTAGAGGAAGGAAAAAATGGCAGCGATTATTACAGAAAAATTCAGACTGCACAACGCAAAGGAATTTAAACAGAGTGCTACCGAAACTGGTAATGCAATGTATATGTTTATTGGAAGACCTATTGCGTGGTCAGATGATAATAATCCACCTACTCCAGTTGACTCTTTAAACGATGAGTATGATGCATATGCAAATATGACAGCTTTGAAGAAAGTTTCATCAACAGATGTAAGTCATGCCATTATCCGAAGAGACTGGACAAGTGGAACA